CTTGCGGTAGGTCTCGCCGGCCGGGAACGGGCTGGTGACAGCCGCGCCGTTGGCCGGGGAAGCCGAAACGGTCTGGTAGGGCACCGCGACACCACCCACCGGCGGGATGAGCGCCGGATAGATCGGGATCGAGGTCGAGCCAGCTGCCACGTCTGCGGTCACAACGAAACGCGCAAGCACGCCGTCGTTCTGCTTGGTGATGCGGTTGACCGAGTTGACGCCCGCGAAGGAAACGAAGTCGCCCTTCTTGAGCGGACCGGCGAGCGCCGACACGGTGATGGCCGAGCCGGACTGGTTGGCGCCTGCCACGGTCGGCAGAGCACCATAGGCGCCCGTCGTGTGCAGAATGACCGTCTGATCCATCTGCCAGTCGAAGCCGAGCACGTCGTTGCGCAGCACGCCTTCGCGGTACTGCTGAGAGACCTTGTTCTGGTCGTTGAACAGGGTCGAGAACGACGCGACGGTGCGAGCCTGGGTGGTGGGGTCGAAAGTCACCATGCGCTGACCCGGCGCACGGCTGACGCCGAAGCGGTCGAGAATGGCGCCCGCCGTGAGGAAGGTGGCCATGTTCGGCGAGATGGTGTTGTTCGAGCCGTCCGCATTGCGGGCGACGTTCGGGATGGTCTCGGCGAGGCCCATCACGTCCGACGCGACGGCGCCGGCCAGGACGTTGATCGCCGGGGCGAGAACGCGCCGGGAGTAATCGTCCAGCGACAGCGCGCGATCCGCGGTCGAGAACGCGATGTCCACGCCGGTCTGGTTCGCGATGGCAACCGGTGTCTGCTTCTCCACCGTGTCCTGCGGGGCGGCGGTGGGGCCGCGGCGCACGACGTAATCGTTGGGGAGGCGGATGTTCAGGTTCGCGCCGATCTTGGCGCCGGTACGGGCGAACTGGCCGTCGTACTGACGATCGACCGACTGAAGGAACCGGTTGGAGTTCTTGAACAGACGGATCGCCTCTCGGGTGATCGCCTGGGTGGTAAGGAGCGAATTGGCCATAGCGTGATGGGCCTCGGATTTGCCCCCGGCGCGGCTCTCAGGCTCGGCGCGCGGGCGAGATCAGGGCGCGGTCCTTTCGTCCGCGGCGAATTCCGGTCTCGATCCGGAGCGTGGCGAGATGCACGGCTTAGCCTGCCGAGAAGGCTTAGAAGTTCCGGGTGCGTTAGATCCGGCAGACACGCGGGGCACGGCTTTGACCCGCCGAGAGGGCTTGTTAGGGGTGGCTACCGGATTTCGCCGGCATTCCGCCGACGCATCCACTCCTCGGTGGAGAGGGCGTCGGGATCGGTGTTCAGCGCGCTCGGGCGACCGGCTCCGTTGACGGGCTCGATCGGCGCGGGGGCGCGGGAAATGGGCTTGGGCGGCGGTGGGGCCGCCAGCTTGTCGGACAGCCGGGCCAGAGCGGCCATGCGCTGCCGCGGCGGCAGGGACATGACGCGATCCGCTTCGTCCAGATTGCGGCCGAGGTGGTACAGCGTCAGGTGGGCGTTGCCGGCGGAGAGCGCGTCGGTGATGAAGTCCTGCGGCAGGCCGCCGAGGTTCTGGAACTTCTGCACCGTCTTCTCGAAATCGGGGAACTTGGAGGCCCCGGCCTCGAACGCCGCGTTGCAGTCGTTGTTGAACTGCTGCTCGGAGACGATGCGCTGCGCCTCGGCCCGCACCTGCTCCTGTGACAGGGCTGGGTTTTCCTGCCGGATGGCTTGCTCAGCTTCGGCTTGGGCGCCCTCGCCGCTTTCGCCCGGCCCTTGGTTGAACCGCGACAGTCGGTCGGCAAGCTCCTGTGCCTTGCGCTCGGCCTCGTGGCGCCTGCGCGTCAGCTCATCAATGCGCCGCTGTACCCACTTGGGAAGGTCGGGCTGATCCGCTTCCGGCTCGGTCTGCTCTTCGGCTCGCTCGCTGCCCTCTGCGCCTTCTGCGGCTTCGCCTTCGGGTTCGGCTGCGGCGCCTTCCTGTCCTTCCTCTCGCGCGCCCTCTGCGGCCTCCTGACGGGCTTCCTGGCCCTGGCCGGGCTCCTGAGTGCGCGCAGCATCATTCTCGCCCTGAGGGGCGTTCTGTTCGGTCTCAAGCATGGGTGATCCCAAGATGGTGCCCGGCTATCCCGGCCGGTCGGGCAATCGTCAGGCTGTGGCCTGAACCTGGGGCGACAGCGCCCCATTCACGGCTCCGGGCATCGCGCCGCGGAGAGCGTCGCCAAAAGCCTGTCGGGCCATGACGCTGTTGAGGTCGATCCCGAGCGCGTCGCCGATCAACTGGCGGATCACGGGGCGGAATGCTTCCGGATCGGAGGCAGCCAGCGCCTTCATCCGATCCGTCTCGGCGCGGTAGCTGTCCAGCATGTGCCGATCGTCGCGGTTCTCGGCCTCGGATGCCTCCTTGGCTTGCTTCTCGTTGAGCGCGGCGTCCATCTGCTGAAGCAGCGCCGTGAGCTGCTGGACGCGCTCCTGAAGCTGCTGTTCGGCCGGCGGAACGCCCTGCCCGAGGATATTCGGCGGGATGGTGCGCTTGATGCGCTCCGCCACCTCATCCGCGCCGGGAAAGTCCGCCGACTTGAACAGGATGTCGCCCGCGATCTTGGCGAGGTCGCTGTTGGTTTTCAGCATGTCGGACAGGGCTGCGAACGCCTCCTGACGGCGGGTCGCGTAGGCCGGGCCGATGTCGCTCTCGACGGCGTACTTGCCGACGTTCGGGTTGAAGATCGTCGCCACCTTGTCGCGCAGATCCGGGTCAGCCTGCGCAGCCTTCAGTTGCTCGTCATCGACTGGTTGACCATCGACCATCTTCGTGACGGGCTCTTTGCTCGCTGGGTCCACCTGAATGTCGGTCAGGCTCCCGTCCTCGGCCATGATCTTCACGACGCGCTCGGTGTCGTAGACCTTCGGGATGAGGTCGATCAGAATGCGGCCGGTGAAGCGGATCGCCTGCGCGAGGTGGTCGATGTAGTGATACGTCGCGTTGTCGCCCTGGCGCTGACGCTGCTGGATCGCGACGCCGCTGCGCTCGTTGGAAGGGGCGCCCATCTCGCTCTGGTACTGGCCAGAGGCGAGCATGAGTTCTTGGGCCGCGGTCTGCATGCCCGTGAGGTAGGCGGTGGACTGAACCGGCGGCTGCGCACGCTGCGGCGGCGGGATCGTCTGCCCGTCATCCGACATGTGGTTGTATGGCAGGACCGAGTAGTTCACCTTGTTGGCGTTGTTCCAGTAGTTCTCGAAGCCCTCAATCGCCGCAACCGGGGCGACGTAGGGCGTCTTGCCCTGAAGGGCGCCAAACTCAGCTGCCGCCGAAGTCCAGAAGTTGTACATCCGCTGCGCATCCTTCAGCGCGCGGGTATGGCCCTTCCGGTCCAACTTGCCGTCAATAACGGTCTCTTCGCCGATGACGCGAACAATCGGGATGAACTGGCCCGGCCAGTCCTTGCGATCCACGATGCGGCTGCCGGCGATCTTGTACCACTTCACCCGCCAGCGCGTCGTGCGGCGCTCGGCGCGGATCAGGATCGGCTCCCCGTCCGGTCCCGGCATGCCCTTCAAGCTGTCGAAGGTCTCGCGCAGATCCTCGGGAATGTCGCTGCGCAGGAGCGTGCTGCCATCAACCAGCGAGTAGAGGCGGTCGGCCACCTCCTCCCGCTCGTAATACTCCGCGATGCGGACGTGATCGCCATCATCCCACGACTTTCCCTCGTCGCAGAGGGCGTTGCGGCCAACGACGTCCTTCCACTGCGGGTACTCGGCTTCGAACCGCTCCTTCGGCACATCGCGGAACACGAAGCCCCACCGCGCATCCGAGCCGTCGAAATCCTCGATGTCCGGGTCAAGGTAGATCGACAGCGTGTCAGAAACGCGCTGGATCTTGATGTCCAGATCGAAGCTGTCCTGATCCGCGTACTCGGTCAGGATGCGCCAGTACCCCCAGCCCCCGTAAATCTGCGAATGAGACGCGGCCTCATACGCCTCGGTGGCGTTCGAGCGGTATTCGATGTGGCGAACCACGCCCTCGAAAATCTTGGCGCTGTCGTAGGTCGCGCCGTCGCCGGTCGGCCGGATGTCGATCGACGCCTTGTTCTGACGCGCGTCATTGAGGATCTGAAGGTTGTGCTGGCGGACCTTGTTGACGGTCAGGCACGGGCGGGCGCCGTTCGGATCGTTGGTGCGCGAGTTATAGGTGTTCCGGTCCCACTGATACAGGTTGTCCGAGTCGGCCTCGGCAAACTTCAGGTCTTCAACGAGACGCTGACGGGCTCCGCTCTCCCAATCCTGGGCAGCCTTGAACCGCTTCTGCGCACGGCGGACGATCTCGCGCTCTTCTTTGGTCTCGCGAGGCATCAGGCGTCCCTGACCGGACGGCAGACGTACTCGTCCACGAGACCGTCATAAGAAACGAGCCATTCCCGGCCGCCCTGCCGAATGCGGACGCGCTCATCGCCCCACCGGAAATTCACGACGTGCTCGTTGGCCAATTCAGCACAAGCCTGTTGCGCGGCGAGCCACGCGCTCAAGATGGATCGGCATGCGACGCCCCGGACGCGCTCGTCCGAGGACTTGAGCATCCCGATCATGCCATCGCGGGCCTGTTCGAAGTCGGCTTCGGTGGGCATGCTCACCCCATCCAAGCGGTCTGCGACGCCCCGTGGGACGGCATGACAAGTTTCGGCTTGCGCGCGGA